TGGGTGTCGTTTCTCATGGCTCTAAAGGGTCGTGCTGGTACATTCCTACTCTACGATCCATCTGCTAAGACTGCCAGGGGTACAGCTACTTCCGCTGTAGTCTCTGGTTCAGCTGGTGATAGTACTGTTACTGTTGTTATGACTGGTACTCTTAAAGCTGGCGACTATATCCAGTTGGGTACAGGGGCAGATGCTACCCTACATAAAGTTCTGATTGAGCAAGATGGTGATGGTAACTTAGAGATCTGGCCTAAGCTACGCAAGGATCGGACAAGTGTATCTGCTGACCTAACTAGCGCCTCTGGTCTATTTAGGCTTGCCGCTAATGAAACCTCCTGGTCAGTTAACAATGCCAGCTTCTTTGGCATCTCCTTTGGTGCTTCTGAGGTGGTCTCATGAGTAGGGACATATCCGCAGGACTACTAGCTGCACTAGGTACAGACCACATTCAACCTTTCTTTGCTGTAGAACTACTGTTTGACACAGCCCCCCTAAGGTTGTGGACAGGTGTTGGCGACAAGGTAATAAATGTACAGGGTGCAGATCAGACCTTTACTGGTACTGGTAGCCTACTTGAAATTAGTGGCCTAGACGAGGTTAATGATCTATCAGCCAAGAGCGTGGCGCTTAGTCTAACTGGACTTAATGCAGAAGTACTGTCAATCGCATTGCAGGAACCCTATCAGCGCAGAAGATGTCGTGTGTACTTTGGTGAACAGAGCGTAGCTGATGTCGTGGAGATCTTTGCTGGTAAGATGAATACCATGTCTATCAACGATGAAGCTGAATCAAGTACGATAGTCTTGGATGTTGAGAGTAACCTGATTGAGCTAGAGAGATCAAGTAACTGGCGATACACAGACGAGAACCACCAATCCCGATACAGTGGAGATACCTTCTTCTCCTATGTTCAAACAATACAGGATCAACAAGTAGCATGGGGACGAAAGAGCGCCTAAACATATACCTATCCAATCTAGTAGACGAACCTTTTCATTGGGGGGTCAACGATTGCTTTACCTTCACTAACGGAGCCTTTAGGGCTATGCACGGTGTTGGGTACGCAGATGATTGGATGGGTCGTTACATGAATGGTAGTTCTCCTAAGAACGCCACAAGTATGCGTAGAGAGTTTAAATACTCCACCTTATTTAATGGTCTAGCCAGTAAGCTAGTCAGAGTTGAGCAACCCGTCTTTGGTAGCCTTGTTACGACAAAGAAGAACCAGCGTTGGGTTACTGGTGCCGCCCTTGGTATTTCCATCGGGTCTAGGTGTATCTTCCTGTCGAAGGAAGGGCTTATAAGATTAAACATCGAAGATGTAGAAAGTGCTTGGGTTCTTAAATGAAGAATACTCCTAACGTACCGTTTAACGTACTGCGACACAACAACCACTGGGAGAGAGCGCCCAGAGATCCTATTTCAGCTGCTATTGCTACGTATCTTACTGGGGCAGCTGCTGGAACGACTTTAGCTGCTGCATGGGCTGCGGGAGCATACGGCTGGATGGCGGTTTACGCTTTGAGTACTCTTGCTATCTCTATGGTTACCTCTGCTATACTTGGTGCATTGGCACCTAAGCCTGACTTCGGTGGCGCAAGTAGTAACTCAGGTCAACTTCTGAGTAACGGCAAGAACGCACTAGCTCCTGCACAGTTTATTTACGGTCAGGTTCGTAAGGGTGGGACAATTACATACGTTGAGTCTACTGGGGATACTAATAAGATCCTTCACCAGATCATCGTAATAGCTGCACATGAAGTAGAAGAGATTGGCGACATATACTTTAACGACGAGATCGTTACTATGTCGAATGAGGATGTAACCTCTGCACCATACAACGGTTTTGCTAAAGTGTATAAGCACCTTGGTGATCAGACAAGTGCAAGTGATGCCTTCTCAAATTCCACTGCTACCCTAGCTAACACATTACACAGTGAAACTGGCGTTGGTCCTGACTTCATAGGTAAGGGATTGGCATATATTTATTGTCGCTTCACTTACGATCAAGACGCTTACGTAGATGGCCTTCCTACTATAACAGCTGTTGTTAAGGGTAAGAAGGTTGTTAAGACTATTAACGGCGTAGATCAGACTGCCGCCTATAGTAACAACGCTGCCTGGTGCATTAAAGACATCCTAGCCTCAAGCTACGGCCTGTCCGATAATCAGATCAACTATGAAACCTTTGAGGCCGCAGCTGTTGTCTGTGACGACACTACAGTACTCTCAGATGGCACACCTCAATATACTATGAATGGTGTTATGGCATCTAACGAGGGTATTGGTGATGTACTTCAACGGATGATGACTACCTGTGGTGGTACTCTGTTCTGGGGTGCTGGTTCCTGGCGTCTATATGCTGGTGAGTTTATTACCCCTACCAAGACACTAACCCTGGACGACTTTAGGAGCGGCATTAGCTTAGACACTAAGGTATCTATGCGAGATAACTTCAACGCTATCCGTGGTACATTTATTGACAGTAGCCAAGACTACATTAGTGCAGACTATCCACAAGTTGGATCTTCTGTATTCCAGACAGAGGACAATGGCGTAGAGACAGTACTTGACCTAGAGCTTCCGTTCACGACAAACTCTTTTGCTGCACAACGTATTGCTAAACAGATGCTGTATCGTAGCAGGGAGCAACTTACCCTTAGTGCATCCTTCGGAATGAACGCCTTTGACATTGAGGTTGGTGACTTTATCAAGATCCGTAATGAGCGTTATGGTTGGGGTACTGGCAGCGAGAAGACCTTTGAGGTAACTGGTTGGAAACTTGAACCTGACATGGATGGACAAGATCTTAGGGTTAACCTAACTCTACGTGAAAGTAGTTCAGCTGCCTTCGGGTTTAGTGAGTCTGACGAGAGAACTATCATCTCAAACAACACAACACTCTTGAAGTACTACGAAGTGCCATCTATTGGTATTACAGTAGGTCAAGTGTATCGTGAGGTTAACGAGAACGTAGTTAATGCCCTTACAGTAGACGTAACAAGCTCTGCTATAGACAGGATAGACTCAGTTATCCTCAAGCATAAGAGAACCTCTGACACTAACTTTACTTCCTCTGGTAAGACTATCATGGTTAACGAGGGGAATAATGCTGGTCGCTTTGAGATCGTAGGTATTAAAGCTCCTCAGATTAGTGAAGCTGCCATTAACTACACTGTGTCTGTAACCCCAGTAAACGCACTTGGGTTTAAGGGTACAGAGGTAACTACTACCTTTAATGTAACGGCAGATACAGTAGCACCAGCTGCACCTAGTTCCCTCACTCATTTACTATCGGGGGGTACAGCCTTCTTTGAGTGGCCTGCTGTAAGTGAATTAGATTTGTCGCACTATAAGTTGTACTTCTCCTCTGACGCTTCTTCTAACTTTGGTGATACTTCCGTACTCCCAAGGGTAAACAAGATCGCTAGACCTGCTACCTCAATTTCCTACCCTGCCCTGGCTGGTAAGTTCTTTATCTCTTCTGTGGATAAAACTGGGAACGAGAGTACTCTTGCTGCAAGTACTACTATTCTTAGCTCAGAGCTACCCCAACTTGGTCAGAGCGACACACATACGGAAAGCCCCAACTTTAGTGGTAGTAAGACTAACCTTACTGTCTCTGGTGGTAACTTGTTTATGTCGAGCTATTCGTCAGCTGGGTCTTCTGGTGTATATGAGTTCGATCATAATGGTGCTGGTTACTTCGACGTAGGGACATCACGTACAGTTAGGATATCAACAGCACTCACAGTTTCACGTAAACATGCTAACGCTGTTGCTGGTGAAGTTACTTGGGATGAAATACCTAATAACTGGGACACTTGGCCTGGTAACTTTGACACCTGGACTGATGAGGCTACTAACTTCGGAGGCTTTGCAGTACTATTAGAAGCTAGGGCATCCGATACTGTTGCAGGACTATCTAGTGAAAACTGGGCAGAGGCATCAGGCGATTTGGTTGGTCGGTACGTAGAGTTCAGAGCGACACTATCAAACACACTTGTAAATGTAACCCCGAATATAACAGCACTTAGTGCTACAGTGGAGTACTAATATATGTCACAACATGACTTTTCAATAGCCAATCAAACAGCCAGTAGTGCAAGGGCTGACATCAACAGTGGGCTACAGGCTTTGGCATCTAATAGTAGTGGAAGTTCTGCACCGTCTACTACATACGCTAACCAATGGTGGTATGACAGTACTAACGACATATTGAAGATACGCAATGAAGCAGACACAGCTTGGATTAACGTAGCTACCATCAACCAGGGTTCTTCAAGATACGAACCATATAACGCTGTTCCTGCTGGGGCGGTTAATACTTTTGCTATGAGTACCGCCCCTACTGGTTGGTTATCTTGTGATGGAACTGTGATATCACGTACTACTTACAGCGGATTGTTTTCTGTTGTGGGAACTGTGTACGGCGCTGGCGATGGGTCTACTACATTTAAGTTACCTGACCTTCGTGGGGAATTTGTCCGTGGCTTTGATGCCAGTCGTGGGGTCGATACTGGTCGTGTTTTTGGCTCCGCTCAGGATGATGAGATTGAAAGTCACGAACACAGGGTGTTTAAAGCAAACGTAACTGGTACCAGTGACATAGGAGTAAACAACGATTATCTTGGCTATCGTTATAATGATTTTGGGACAACGCTTGTTGCTGATAGTGGCAGGTCTGGCCCGATGTACTCAGGCGGCGGAACAGAAACACGACCACGAAACATAGCACTTCTTTACTGTATTAAATACTGAGGAATATAAATAATGTCTAAGGATGGAGTTTCGCAAGGCTTGACCAATAACATATCCATTGGTCTTGTCTTAGGTCTTATAACACAAGGTGCAGCAATAGTGTGGACAGTGTCCATGATGATGGCTGACATTGAAAGCAACCGTAAAGATATAACAGAAACTCAGATTAGGGTAAGTCGCCTTGAAACGTCAGTCCAGAACCAAGCTATATCTATGGCTAGGATAGACGAGAATATAAAGGCTATTCGTATGAGTGTAGAAAAGATGGCTGAAAGGGGAGACCCAAGATAATGTTATGTATCCTTGCTTTTGTCGGGTTTAATCATGCCTTCATAAATGGTGAGGGTACACGACTGTTTAAGTACTGCTACTACGATTGTGGTACAGCCAAGAATGGCAGTTGGTATGATCGTGTATATAGAGTTGATCCAAACTATAACTGCCCTATAAGGATTGTGTTTACATGATAGATCCCCTTACAGCTTTATCCGTAGCCGCAAGCGCAGTAAGCAGTATAAGGTCTCTTATGGTTGCGGGGAGAGATGCTTCCAGTGCCTTATCTAAGTTCGCGGGTGCTGTTTCCGATGTAAACTACGCCGCTGAGAAAGCTAAGAACCCTGGAATTTTTGCATCCCTTACAGGCTCTGCGGAACAACAAGCTATAGATGCCTTCTCTGCACACAAGAAGATGCAAGCTCTTAGGCAAGAGGTGGAGACACTTGTGCAATTCACGTATGGCATGGACGGTCTACAAGAATACAAAGACACCCTTCGCAGAGTACGCGCTCAACGAAAGAAGACTGCCTATCGACGTGCAGAGCTAAAGCAAGCTATGATAACTTGGTTCTTTGGTAGTGTAATAGTTATATCTGGGATCGCTGGTCTAGGAGTTGTTCTGTACATGATCGGTAAACAACAAGGGAAGTGGTAATGGCGACTAAACTAGATGAATGGAAGGTTCTGCCAAGGCTTATGATGCTTGCAGTTACTATATTAAGTTATCAAGCTGTACACTGGTTCATGTCGTTACCTGACCCTAGTGTAGCTCAGTCAGGTCTTGTCAGCGTCTGTATGGGCGCTCTCACAGGGTGCTTTGGCATCTGGATGGGTAAGGAGCATAAAAATGTTTAACATACTATCTAGCCTCGCAGGATTGGCTACAAGCATCATTGACGGTAAGACACAGATTAAACTAACAGAAGCTGAGATCAAGAAGAAGCAGCTAACAGGTGAGATTGACTGGGACATTGAAGCTATCAGGGCGACACAAAATTCGTGGAAGGATGAATGGATAACACTTTTGTTCTCGATTCCCCTGATTCTAGCCTTCTGTGGAGATTGGGGCAATCAGATTGTCCAGGCGGGTTTCACCTCACTTGAAGCTATGCCAACGTGGTATCAATATTCCCTTGGAGGGATCGTGAGTGCCAGCATAGGTATGAGATCAGTGTCGAAGTTCTTTGGAGGTAGTAAGTAATGACATTCAAGTTATCTAAGAGGTCTCTCCGTAAGTTGGAGGGAGTAGACGAAGATCTGGTAGCAGTTGTTAAACGTGCCATTGAGCTAACCAACATAGACTTCGGAGTTACCTTTGGTCTCAGGACCATTGAGGAACAAGAGAAGTTAGTGGCGGCTGGAAGATCCCAGACTATGAAGAGCAAGCACCTAGATGGTCGTGCAGTCGATCTTATGGCCTTTGTCGATGGTAAGGGTTGTTGGGAACTCAACGTGTACGACGATATATGTGACGCAATGGCAGATGCAGCGGAAGAACTTGGTGTAGCAATCAAGTGGGGTGCAGCATGGTCAGAGGGCGACATTCGTACATACGAGGGTACAGCAGAAGAAGCTATGATGAAGTATATTGACCTTAGAAGGTCAGAAGGACGTAGACCCTTTATTGACGGTCCTCATTTCGAGAAGATGTAATACAAGACTAAACACAAAAAAGCCGCAGGTATCCTTGAGTGGACGCCTGCGGCTTTTCTGATTCTATATTAGTCTTCTGACAGACCTGTCTCTTTCATGGTCATAGCTAGACCCTCGTAGAGTATTTCAATGTCCCCCTTAACTTTACCCATTGAGTATGTGACCCAAGCTGAGATCAGGATGTTGCACAGTAGTAGACCTTCAAACAAGCTCATGAGGTTTCCTCCAACTTGATTAGTCGTGCTCCATACCACTGAGCTTTCTTTAGGTCTTCCAGTCCGTTCTTATATCGCCATCTGTGTAGATACTTGGCTATATTCCCTCGTAGGTATCCAATGTACTCCTCCTTAGTTAGGAAGTCTTCAATGTAGTCGATACACTCTATCTTACCTGTCCCGTAGTGTGCTGGGTGATTTACGTTGTCGTAAGTCTTAGTCAACTTATCAATATCCCACTTAGCCATTACAACTTCTCCTTCATAAATACTTTAACCCACATTGCTGTGATGTCTGATCTAATGATATCATCGACACCAAACTCAATAATAGGGATGGGCAGCATATGCTTCTTAGCCAAGTGAATGATCTTCGATAGACCATCCGCCTCTTTAAGATCTGATTGCTGCACATCTCCATTAAGAACGATAGTAGTACCCTCACCCACCCTAGTCAACATCATCTTTAACTCATGGGTAGTTATGTTCTGTGTTTCGTCAACAATTATGAAGGCATTATCGAAGCTACGCCCACGCATAAGTGCAAGAGGTGCCATCTCAATGTTGCCATTCTTGATCCCTGTTTCCACTGTCCCCCTACCAAGGTGCTTCTCCAATACATCTAATACGGGCAATGCCCAAGGCATAGTCTTCTCTTGAAGGTCACCCTTTAGGAACCCTAGCTCCTTACCTACGGCTACGTGAGGCCGTGTGATAACGATCTTGTCAATCTTCTTTGTCGTGTACAGGTCAGCCGCAAAGGTTGCTGTAACATACGTTTTACCAGTGCCAGCTGGTCCAAGGATAAAGACTTGTCTACTACTAGCAAGTGCAGTCAATAGATCTTGTTGCTTTACTGTCTTAGCGACAATCCCAGATGTCTTCTTATTCTCCGAACCCTTGTAGTTAGTCTTTCGTCGGGAACGCTTTGGCTTGTCGGGAAAGTCATCCATTAAATTCGGTCCTCCATCTGACCTAAGAAACTCTTTAACTCAGCGAAGCCACCAATGTGAGTACCGTCAGAAGAGAAGATCTGAGGTACAGTCTTAATGTTAGCTTGTTTCAACAGAGACAGTACCCACTTAGAGCTATCTGTCTGCACGTTATACTCTATGTACCCCTGCTTCACAGACTTTAGCATAGCCTTAGCTGTATCACAGAAGTTGCATTGATCTCTGGTAATGATTGTGTACATGATATTTCCTAAAGGTAAGTCTTTTTCTTGTGCATAAAGTCTCGATATACGTCTTTAAACTTAGATCCAAGTAACATTATATTACCTAACATTTCCATTGGATCCATTATTGCAACCTCCTTCTCCCAACCCTCCCTCTTAAAGGGTATCACTTGGACAAGGGGTTTACCTTTCGGAATAAACACTTCCTTACCACTAAAGTTAGAGAAAGAGAAGGGTAAGTTTATGGTAGACTTGAAAATATCCGTATCCACAACTGCGGAATAAAAGTTTAAGCCTTGGTTGGCAAGAGAGAAGTCATTGAGAACAGGGGTAATCAAGCAACTGTATCCAGGAGGGGTTGTCATGGAGAAGAAGTTCCTAAACTTTAGTGGTAAAGCACCTGACTCAACAAGTGGCTCACCTTGCAGTTGTTCATAACTGTGTCCCTCTATAAATTCGGGAGGTTCAGCCCAAGTAGGTATGCTCCACGTTGCCCTCCACTCTCTATTATCAGGGTTTCCCCATGCGCTTATCGCCACATCAGTTGGGCAAGTTAATACATAACCAGCTGTCATTGCATCTAAGAAGGGTACACATGACTTAGCGGATATAACTACCCTACCGTCTGGATCCATGACTTCTTTATTCAGCTTCTTAAACCACTCAGGGACTACCTTTGACGTAGGAGTAGGCTCAGAGAACGCTGAAAGGTGAGGCCCAAGAGCCTTGAACACTATCTTATTCTTCTTACTCTTAAACATATTATCTCCTAAAGTTAATTGGGCAGTTTAAACACATGCCCAGGTGGTCGGGTTACACTAAGTCTACGATCTCACAGCTGTCACCAGAACACGCTAGTGTCTGACTACCTGCCGTATTGTCTTCGCTCTCATAGTCTGCAAGTTCGTCCCAGTTTAGTTTGTCTGGCATACAAGACAGGAGATAATTATAGTCAGACTTACCACACTCCTGATAAGGTGCCTGTTGGTATGAGTGGTCGTCATATGGTAGGAACGACACCCCAGACATCTCGTCAAAGTTCTTATACACAAAGGCACCTACTTCAAACCACTCGTCGTTCTTGACGTTAATTGTCACGGAGGGTTTATGTTCACACCAGTGACGTTGATAAGCCAGCCACATCTCTAGCTGTTCGATAGCACTCATGTCAGCAGTAACTACTGCACCAGTTGGAGACTTTTGTGGGAAGCTAAACACCACAGTGGTGTCAGGCTGACGGACGCAAGGCTCATTAGGTATGCCCCTGTCCTTTAGGAAGTTAGTTAGAGGATCTTTAATATCACCACGTACAGTACGAATATAATAGGCTGAGTGACGAGCGTGTATTCCACTGCTAGAATTAACAAGTTGTGATACGGTCCCCGATGGTTTAACACAGCTGATAGCAGCAGCGACAGGGATATTAAGCAGTTCAGCCCACTCAGCGTTAGTAGCAACAGCGACATCTTTAAGGCGCTCCAATGTTTTCTCTAAGCCACCGTTCTTAGTAGTCATTAGAGGGTTATCCATAATACCTGTAAGGCTCACTCCCAACAGACGCTCTTTCTCAGTGTTGTCTTTCCACTCCTTAGATAAGTAAGGGAAGTGGGTGTACGTACTCTGTATGGTCCCAAGGATCGTAGCCAGCTTTACCTTGTGTTCCAGGTCTTCTATATTATCAGTTGCACGTACCACACACTCCGTTAGGTTGCAAAACTGGGAATCTAATAAAATTATCTCGCTGCAAGGATTCGTGCCAAAGTCTTGGTCTGCATCCCTACGTCCATTCTTAGCCGCCTGTCTTTTTGCAGCCTCGCGATTAAAGATACCACGCTCACCACTTCTACTTTCTACAAGAGCCTGCCACTCACGCATAAAGGCTATACTATCTGGCTTTTCAGTATACGCAACAGAGTTATTAGCCAGACCACGTTGTGGATCGTTCTTCCACCAATCACCTGACTTAGCGTGACGCATACGATCATCAGATAAATTCGACAAACTGATCATAGCTGAACGTCTCACTCCACCGACGACCACTACCTCACCAATCTTACACATGATGTCGTGACACTCAATGGATGCCAGCTTACGGCCTGTAGAATTCTTGAAGGTATGTATCACAAAGTTAAACAAGTCAATCAATGGTGCTGGCCCTGATGCACGACCACCGAATGTCTTCAACCTAGCACCAGCTGGACGTACCTTAGATGTATCCCACTTAGGAACCTCTCCACTATACAGCAATGCAATAAGCTGACGCAGTGCCTTAGCCCACCCTTCTTTACTGTCCTTAACGACAATGGTTGTGTCGCTATTAAATAGTTGTTCTGGAATTTCTGGTAGCTTGTCGATGTACTGTCGCTCTACTGAGAACCCAACGCCTGTGCCACACAACAATATAAACATAGCTTGGTCAAAGCTCTTCATGCTCTTAACTGCAAGATAACTACAGTTGTACATAGCAGTATTGTCACGTAGGGCTGCGGGGCCAGCTGTCATAAGAGACCGCATAGAAGGCATGACGTTAAGAGACAGGATAGCCTCTTCGATCTGAGTGATGTAAGTGTTGTCCCCTGACACTGGGCGCACGATATTGTCCATGTAACGTGTGACAGTCTCCTGCCAGGTCTCACGGCGTCCCTCTTTCTCTAGCCAACGTGCATAACGTGACTTGTGGATAAAGGCTTGGTAGTCTGTAGGTAGGTGGTTGCTGCTCATTCTTCTTTGCCCCGCTCTTGTTTATCATTCTCTAACCATACCATACGGTCAATGTCTGCCCGTGTCATACCAATGTCTTTTAACTCACG